CATCAATCTCAATGGCCTGATTGTGCGCAAGAAGCGCAAGAAGCATCTGCAACAGGCGCATATTGACGGCGCGTCAGATGGCACGCCCGCGATCCTGATTGACGACACGCTGAACAGCGGATCTTCACTCTGCAATGCGGCGGTCAAGCTGCGCGATGCTGGCATCCGCGTTGATCGAGCCTTCGTCGTGGTGAATTTCCACTCCCGCACTGGCGTCAAGAACCTGATCGACCACAAGATATTATCGACATCCATGTTCGACCTTGATGATGTCGGTCTGACATTCAAAGATCCACATGTGCCGGTCACGCGCTACGATGCGGCTTGGACGTTCGCCTCGCAGCGGCCAAACCTTAGCTTTGCTGTCTGCAAGTCAACGCCGGTGATCTACAAGCAGTCGATCATGTTTGGGTCAGACTGCGGCTCGTTCTGGTGCTTGGACAATAATACCGGCCGGCTGAAGTGGTGGCATTCATTTGATGACAAAACTGGCAAGGGGATTATCTCCTCTCCCTGCCTTGTCGGCGATAAGGTCTATTTTGGCGTGTACACAGGCGATCTCGTTTGTGTGAACGCAGAGACCGGCAAGATCATCTGGAAGCACAAGGTCTGCGACTGGATCGGGTCGTCGCCGTGCGTTGCCAATGGCATGCTCTACGTTGGGCTGGAATTCCGAGGCAACAAGGACGGCGGGGCGCTGGCGGGCTTTGATGCTGAGACAGGCGCCATCAAGTGGCGGCACACGTTCCAAAAACAGCTACACGGCTCGCCGGTCTATTCCACCAGCCGTAACATGGTGATCCTCGGCACCAATGACGGGACCATGTGCAGTTTTGAGGCCGACACGGGCAAGTTGGTGCAGGAGCTAAAGGGATTGGGCGCGGTCAAATATCACGCCGCGATCAAAGACGATCTTGCAGTGTTCGGGGCGTTTGATGGCAAAGCATATGTCTGGGACTATGTGACCGGCGACGTGAAATTCACCTATCAGACTGACGATTTGCTCTACATGCGCCCATTGATTGTGGGCAACCGGGCGTTTCTCGGCTCGTCGGATCACCAGTTTTTGGTCATTGATCTTGAGACGATGAGCTTGGTGGCAGCCTTGGACGTGGGTGAGAAGGTCCACTCGTCCCCTTCCTTTATCAAGGGATTGGTGTATTTTGGAACGTCTAAAGGTGAGCTTTTTGGAATAGACCCCATCACCTTACATGTCCTCGTTCGGCTCCAGTTTCCAGAGAGATTGACGAACGAGGTGGTGTCGGACGGGGATATGCTGTTCGTGTACGCCTTTGACAACAAAATGTGGGCGATAAGACATGACTGAGAAACCCATTCGCAAGGCACTTAAAGTGGCCGCAGGTCTTGGACAAGGCCGCGATGACACCGTTGGTCACCTTGCGACGGGTGAAATCGTCCTTCCTCTTGATCTGCAAAAGAAAAACCCAGAACTCGTTAAAACCTTGCGCCAAGCCTTTGAAAAGGCTGGGATTGACTTTGATCGCTTTGTCGTCGGCTCTGGCAAGAACAAGCTGAACGCCCGCACGTCTGCACCCATGTTTGACGAAGGCGATGGTGGCGGCGGCGATGGCGGAGGTGGAGACGGCGGTGGTGGCGGTGAAGGCGGCGGCGGCGGCGAAGGTGAGGGTGAAGGCGAGGGTGAAGGCGGCGGCGAGGGCGAAGGCGAGGGCGAAGGCGGTTTAGGTGGCGGCTGGGGCGGCAACGACGACGGCGATGGCAGCGGCGGGTTTGGCAGTAATGACAGCGGCAGCAGCGATGTTGGCGGCAGCACCAGCGAAGGCAACACCGGCGGCGGCTGGAGCGGCAACGACGACGGCGATGGTAGCGGCGGGTTCGGAACCAGCGGCGAAGGCTGGAGCGGGTCTTTAGGCGACGCCATCGGCGGCTGGAGCGAATCTTCGACCAGTGGCCAGATGGGTGGTTTTGGAACCAATGCCGGCGGCTCTCTCGGGGACGCGATTGGTGGTTGGAGCGCCATAGGCGGCAACCAACCAGCCAGCGACGCTCTTGGTGCCGCGCTCGGCGCTACACAGTCAGGCACGTTTAGCGTGTCTGGCCCAGTCGGCAGCAACGTCGGTCAGGAGCCTATGGGCAGCAACATAGAAGGCCTGCTCATAAGTGAGCAGCCAAACATGGGCAATGAACTCCAAGCCTATGACATCCCGTCCTATTACGCAGCGTTAGATGAGCAGCAAGCACAGATCGCTGCCCAGCAACAGGCCGAGGCGCTTGCAAATGCAACGCCTGCGACCGATCCGGCCGCGCTTGCAACGCTGGCAGCAGCCATGAAGGCCGCAGATCCAGTGCAGACGGCTGTGCAAGAAAACCCGACTGTCTCGCCCCAGATGATTGCTGAAGTGCAGGCGCTCGTAGAAAAAGGTGTCTCGGTTCAAGAGGCCGTACAGCAGGTTGCAGCCAGTAACCCACTGGCAACTGCGGCCCCAGCGGTGGCTGCGGCCCCAACTCTTGGGCCGGCGCTTGATATTTCAGTCCCGACCATGACGAGCAATACATCACAGGGCGATCAGCCCGGCCCCACTGCCATGTCCTCGACAAGCTATGGGCCGCTCACTGCCATGTCTTCGACAAGTTTTGGGCCGCCGACAGACATGTCCTCAACTAGTTTTGGACCAGATGCTGACCCAAGCTATTCGCTTGACAATGCTCTTGGCGGCCTTGGCGGTGATGGATCAGGGGCTGAAAAACCGGGCGCTCTTGCATCTTTGAGTGCGACGACACAGGGGCAAGGTGGCCTGACATCCGCGCCGCAGCTTGCGCCAGCGGCTGCTGTTGCTGCCGCTATCGCAAAAGAAACGGGCCGCGCGTTTAGCCTTCCCGAATTGAATTACCTGCTCTACGGGTACGGGCCAGAAGCCGCGTTCTACAAGCCTACGGCGGCCCGTGGCGGCTATTTCGATGCCGATGCGTACTTTGCCAACGGCGGGCTGGTGGCGTCTCCTACGCCTCCCGTGCAGCCGACTGTGGCGGCGGCCCCGACAATGGCCTACACCGATGGGCAAGGGCCTGTTGGAGCGGTTGCTGCGCCGCCGGCAATGGCTCCGTCCGACATGTTTGGCTCTGATGCCCCGCATGCCTCACCAATGGCATTTGCGCCCGCTGCGGCCGCACCGACACTGACGCCAGATAGCCCAAGCTTGGCTACTTACAACGTCAATGCTACGCCTGTGGCCGCTCCGATATCGCAAAACCCGAATTTAGGGTATTCTCTCGGCTTGCCGCCGCTCTCCGCGCTTAAGGGTTAATCCATGGAAGACGAAGATCTGGGTCAAGAAGTCGAGATGGAGCAGGACGAGCTTGAAGTCGAGGAAAACGACGACGGCTCGGCCATTGTGACGCTCGACCAGCCCGAAGAAGCTGAAAAAGCGGAATTTTATTCCAATCTCGCCGAGGACATGCCGACGTTCGACCGCATGACGGTCTCGTCGCAACTCCTTGAATTTATCGAGCGTGACAAAGAAGCTCGATCACTGCGCGATAAGCAGTACGAGGAGGGCCTCCGTCGCACCGGCCTCGGCGATGATGCGCCCGGCGGCGCCAACTTCCAAGGCGCAAGCAAGGTCGTGCACCCGATGCTGACCGAAGCTTGCGTCGATTTCTCTTCCCGCGTTGGCAAAGAGATCTTGCCGGCCAACGGCCCGGTCAAAGAGCAAATCCCCGGCGAGATTACGATTGAAAAGCTGGAGAAGGCCAAGCGCGTCAAAAGCTTTATGAACTGGCAGCTAACGCACCAGATGACTGAATTCCGTCCAGAGATGGAACAGCTTCTGACGCAGGTGCCGCTGGGTGGCGCTCAGTATCTCAAGCTGATCTGGGACGAGCAGAAGAACCGCCCGACCGCGCTCTTCATCCCGATTGACGATGTCTATCTGCCCTACAGCGCCACAAGCTTCTACAGCGCCGAGCGCAAGACGCATGTGCAGTACATCACCAAGATGGAATTCGAAAAGCGTGTCGGCACTGGCATGTATCGCGACATCAATCTCGTCGCGCCGCAAGAGCCGGAACTGACAGGGCCACAGAAGGCCAACAACAAGATCGAAGGTCGCGAGCAGACGTCTTATAATGAAGACGGTTTGCGCACTGTTTTCGAGATTTACTGCTATCTCGACTTCGAGGACAATTTCGGCCTCGCGCCCTACATCGTCACCATCGACCACACGACGAAAGAGATCCTTGCGATCTATCGCAACTGGGATCCCGATGATGAAAATCAGGAAGAGCTGATCCACATCATCGAATATCCGTTCGTGCCATGGCGTGGCGCCTATCCGATTGGCTTGCCGCACATGATCGGCAGCTTGTCGGCGGCAGCGACAGGCGCGTTGCGCGCGTTGCTGGATTCCGCGCACATCAACAATTTCCCCGGCATGCTGAAGCTGAAGGGTGGCTCGCGCGGTGGTCAGTCTGACCGCATCGAGCCGACACAGGTCACCGAGATCGAAGGCGGCGTTGGTGTCGATGACATCCGCAAGATCGCGATGCCTGTGCCCTTTAACCCGCCAAACGCAGTGCTTTTCTCTCTGCTTGGTTTTGTGACCGACGCCGCTCGCGGCGTTGTCCGCACCACCTTTGAGAAGATGCAAGACCAGAACCCGAACCAGCCTGTCGGCACAACGCTGGCGTTGATGGAACAGGGCATGACGGTCTTCTCGGCCATTCATGCGCGTTTGCACAATTCCATGCAGATGACGCTGCGCGTTCTGCATCGCCTGAACAAAAACAACCTGACCGATGAGTATATTGAGAAGGTCACTGGCGAAGAGATGTGCAAGGCCGAGGATTTCCGGGGCCCGATGGACATCATTCCGGTTTCGGATCCGAACATCTTCTCCGAGGCGCAGCGTTTTGCGCAGGTGCAGGCCGTTGCGCAGCGCGCTGCGGCGCAGCCAAACATCTACGACCCCTACAAGGTCGAAGAACTGATCCTGTCGCAGCTCAAGGTGCCAGACTACAAGTCGCTCTTGAAGAAGCAGCCAGAGCCGATTGAGCTGAACGCGGTCAACGAAAATCTCGCGCTGACGCTCGGCCGTCCCGTTGCTGCATTCCCCATGCAGGACCATCTGGCGCATCTGCAAGTGCATCTGGATTATTTGCAAAGCCCGATGTTCGGCATGAACCCGCTGATCGGGCCTATCTTCATTCCGGGCGTCTTGCAGCACATCAAAGAGCACATGGCGTACTGGTACTCTCTCAGCATGTATGAGGGCACGAGCGCGGCTGTTGGCGTGCCGCTCGACATCTTCCTTGAGAAGAAAGACGAGATGGTTTCGGCAGAACTCGACAAGACGCTGGCAATGGCGTCGCAAAGGTTCATGCCTGAGATCCAGAGCACGCTCTCTGGCGTCCCGCCTGTCATTCAGCAGGCCATGCAGGTCATGGCCCAGCTTGGTCCGAAGCAGCCTGTCGATCCGTCTGAACTCTTGCAGGCAGAGACGCAGCGCAAGGCGGCATACGATCAGGGCAAGCTTGCCATTGATCAGGCCCGCCTCGACCGTGAAGCGCAGCTTGATGTGATCAAGCAGCAAGAGAAGCAGGCTGAGATTGCAGCCAAGGTGGCCATGAACCGCGAGGACAACATGACCGCGAAAGAACTTGCCGTGTTTGAGGCCGAACAGGGCATTAAGACACCTTATTCAACAGGCCGTGGCATCAACCCATAGGTGAACAATGGACAATAGCCTCCTCCCCCAGCATAAGCGCCTCGCCATGGGGCTTCCCGTCAACGACGCGCCTGCCGGTTCGTCGAAGAACATGACCGGCGACATGGTCAAGCCGCACAAGCCCTACGGCATCCACAAGAATCTTTCGGGCATGAGCGACAAGGGCAAGAAGTCAGGACTTATGTCCTTCAATGGGAAAAAATAACCATTGACAAGGCTTCTATATGATTGAAATCATCATCAAGCGGCTACTCGAAGAGCAATCTCGGGTAGCCCATGAAACTATGGAGCAGCCCGGCGACGGCTCGATATTCGAGTACGGGCGCAGGGCAGGGATCTACGCCGGTCTGGGTCGCGCTATCGCGGTCATTGAGGAGACCTTGGCACAAGGTGAAGAGGACGAGGAACATGACAAAAAGCGTCGTGTCAGCAGATCAACATACGGAGAGTGAAGAACTCTTCCCCCAAGTGAACCCGAACATCAGACCCTTTGGGTCGCGCATTCTGGTTCAAATCCGCCGGGCTCGCACAAAGAGCAAAGGCGGCATTATTTTCTCCGATCAGACAAAAGACACCGAGCTGGACAACACTTGTGTTGCCAAGGTGATCTCCATCGGCCCGCTGGCCTACAAGAACCGCAACACCATGGAACCGTGGCCGGAAGGCGCGTGGTGCAAGCCGGGCGATTATGTCTTCGTGCCGAAATACGGCGGGCTGCGCTGGGAGCGCCCCTGTAAGGCCACCGACGCCTATGGCGACAAGGTCCAGTTCGCAATCTTCGACGATCTGAACATCACTGGCGATGTTGAAGATCCGTTCGAAGTCAAAGCCCACGTCTGATGGAGGCTGCCATGAACAGCACCGAAAAAGCAGAGATGCAAGAAGAAGAGATCGAGATCATCGAAGGCAATGAGCCTGTAGAGGAAGAAGGTCAACAAGAAGAAGAAGACGTCCGACTTTCTGATGATCGCAACGAAGAAGAAGAGGCTCGCCGAGAGGCCAAGCGTCAGGATCGCCGCCGCCGCAAGGAAAGCCAGCGGTATGCCCGCGACAAAACCAAGGAAGAAATGCAGTGGCTGATTGAGCAAAATCAGCAACTTCAGCGCCGCCTTGAGGCTGTCGAGACGCACGCTATTTCCGCCCAGAAGGGCAGCCTCGACCAGAACTACAATCAGGCGCTCTATGGCGTTCAGGCAGCCGAGCAGGCGCTGGCCAAGGCCATTGAGATCGGCGATGGCAGCCGCGTCCCTGAACTCCTGCGCCAGCGCGATCAGGCTCTGGCCCGCGCTGCCGAGATCAACCGCACCAAGCAGACCTTTGATCAGCCCCGCCAACAGGCTCCGGCCAACGGCGGCGTCGTTGAGATGAAGGCTCGCCAGTGGGCGGCTGACAATGCGTGGTTCAATCCTAATGGCAAAGACAACGATTCAGAGGTGGTGAAAGCCATCGATGCGGCGTTGGCTCGTGAAGGCATTGACCCGTCGAGCGATGCCTATTGGGACGAGCTGGACAACCGGCTTTCAAAGTATCTTCCGCACCGCTTTGCAGAAGAAGAAGATTCTGGTTATAGTCAGCCGAAAGGTGGCCGTCGCGGGCCGCCAGTCGGTGGCGGGCGTGAAATGAGCGCCCCCGGCTCGAAGAAGGTTTATG